AGTAGTCCCCGGCATGACCTTCTATTGGAGTGGTCAGGAGTGGGTCGGCTACCCGACCCCCGGATACGTCTCCCCGGAGGAGCAGGCCAGGCTCGACAGGGAAAGCGCCGAGAAGGAGGCTAAGCGCCAGTCCGCCCTCGACACTTTGACCTCGTGGTTCACCGAGTTCGGCATCGACGATGCCGCAACTCAGCAGGGACAGTCGCTGTCTTCGCTCATCTGGGGATGGCTCAAAGGCGATAAGTCCATGGACTGGATCAAGCTCGAGCTTCGCAGGACTGACCAGTACAGGGCCAGGTTTCCTGGCATGGATGCCCTGTCAAAGAAGGGCATGGCCATCTCCGAGGCTGAGTACATCAGTAACGAGCGTTCCTACCTACAGGTTCTTTCAGCCGCAGGCTTCGAGAAGATCTACGGAACTCGAGCCAACTACGCAAGCTTTATGACGGCTGAGGTCAGCCCACAGGAACTGGCCTCACGTGTCCAGATGGCTAAGGACTACGTCAACATGGTGGCACCTGCATCCGTCAAGGAGCAGTTGCGCACCCTGTACGGCATGACCAACGACGAGATGGCTGCCTACATGCTCGACACCAGTGAGGGCAAGAAGCAATCACTGGCAGCCCTGGAGTCCGAGTACACCCGCAGGGTCGGTCAGGCCAATGTCAGTGGTGCAGCTCAGGATGTCGGCTTCGGTCTGTCTACCCCACTTCGCGACCAGATCGCATCCATGGGCTACGACTACAACCGCTCCGCAGCCGGACTTTCCCAGGTCCGGATGCAGGAGAACCCGTACCGCAGGCTCGGCCAGCTCTACGGAGTTCAGACCAGCACTGATGAGCTGGTCCAGGAGACCTTCGGTCTCGGCGGTGGAGCCGAGACTGCAACTAAGAAGCGCAAGCTTGCCAGTCGAGAACGTGCCGCGTTCAGCGGAACGTCAGCACTGGGCCAGTCCAGCCTGTCTGCCAATCGAATTGGCCAGGTCTAGGGCTCGGGGGTGAACGGATAGGGAGACTGTAGAGCCTCACGAAGGCAGCAGACTCAACCTGGGTTCGATTCCCAGCACCTCCACTCCGCAGCAGGATCGATCGGCCCCTGCGCGCGTATTGAGTCCGATAGCCACACATCCCCAACTGCTACCCCGGCAGACCTGGGCGCTCGTGGCGACACCCCGAACCGGGGTTACACAAGGGAGATACACCATGGCTCAGGATGATCTGGACTTTCTGCTCGACGATGACGCCGAGGAGACCAGTCTTCCCAAGAAGCTGAGAAGCAAGATCGACGAGTTGTCGTCCAAGCTCAAGGAGCTTTCGGAGGAGAACGCCAGTCTCAAGGCAAGCCAGCGCAAGGCGAATCTAAATCAGATTCTCCAGGACAACGGCTTTAGTCCGAAGGTGGCGAACTTCATGCCAACCGATCTCGAGCTCACCGAAGATGCAATCAAATCTTGGCTGGACGAAAACGGCGACGTTTTCTCAGGGGCACGCCTGAGCGAAGTGGACACTGAGACTCGACAGACATCGGCACCGCCGACTGCGCCCGAGTCTCAGGTCCGAATGGAAATGGCGGAGATTGGGCCAGAGTCAACCATAACGGTCCCCGCCGACTTGGAGGCGCGCATCTCAGGCGCCAAGACGATGGATGAGCTCATGGCCGTCCTTCGCTCCGCATAACTCACTCGCCAATACAAAGGAGGGTAAGGAATGGCTGACGTTCCTACCACAACTGGTGTATTGACGAACCTTGTCAAGACGGCCTTCTCCAAGGTCGTTGACATGCAGCTCTGGACGGAGCCCATGTTCCGTCGCTTCGCTTCGGTGGAGTACACAGACCTGACCAACCCCGGTTCGTCAATCACCAAGTACATCCACGCCGACCTGGCTAACGCCACGTCGACGCTGGCCGAAACGACCGACCCGGACGCGGTGGCCCTGGCCAACCCGTCCTCGGTCTCCATCACCCTGAACGAGTACGGCAACGCGACGATCTCGACGCTGCGCCTTCGCCAGTTCTCGCTGAGCAACATCGACGTTGCTCAGGCCGAGCTGGTGTCCCGCAACCTGCGGAACTCGCTCGACTCGCTGGTGCTTAGCGTTCTTCGCCAGGGCACCAACGTCGTCTACTCGAACGCTGGCAACGTCGATACGACTGGCCCGACCAACACGGTTGGTGCCACTGACGTGTTCAGCTCGAAGCTGGTTCGCTACTCGGTCGCCAAGATGCGTGGCCGCGCAGCACTCGAGTTCGATGACGGCTACTTCGTCGGCTTCATCCACCCGGATGTTAGTCACGACCTACGCGCCGAGACAGGTGTCGCGAATTGGCGCGACCCGCACGTCTACAACGGCACTGGCACCGACCTCATCTGGAAGGGCGAGATCGGTGTGTACGAGGGCGTCAAGTGGATCGAGACCCCGCGTACCTACAGCGCGGCTGATGGTGCGTCGTCCGCGACGGTGCATCGCACCCTCATCATGGGCAAGGAGGCGCTCGCAGAGGCCGTCTCCATCGAGCCCGGCATCGTGGTCTCACCGCAAATCGATCGATTCCGGCGTTTCATGACGGTCGGATGGTACGGATTGCTCGGCTGGTCCCGCTACCGCGAGGAGTGCCTCCAGCGCGTGGAGTCCATCGCGTCCATCTAGTCGTCATGGCTGGCTCTCAGTCCCAACAGGATGCGTGGGACTGGGGGCGAGCTCTGATGCTCGAACCCACCACACTAAGGAGAATCACGTGGCGAACGCTCTTTACCCGAAGGGCAAGGAAGGCATCCTCGACGAGACGATTGCCCTGAGCAGCGGCACCATCAAGGCTGCGCTTCTTCGGTCCTACACTTACAGCTCATCCCACGAGGACCTGGCTGACATCACTGGAGCGGGTGGCACCATTGTCGCCTCCTCCGGGGCAATTGGCTCCAAGACCTTCACCTCCGGAGTCTTCGACGCCGCAGATGTGACCTGGACGGCAGTTGCCAATGGTGCAGCCTGCAACAACTTTGTCCTGTACCAGGACGGTGCGACCGATGCGGATCGCCGCGTAATCATGTTCGTGGATTCATACACGAACCTTCCGGTTACGCCCAACGGTGGCGACATTACCATCGAGTGGGACAGCGGGTCCAACAAGATCTTCTCCTGGTGATCTAGGTGGCTGGGGTTCTTGAGAGCCCAGTCTTTCCGCTAGGTCTACCAGACCCGAACCTTCGACTGATCGGTGTATCGCACACCGATACAGTCACATTCGGTTCCGGTGCGGTGGCAGCGCGGATCGGCCTGGGCGGCTCCGCGCTTACCGATACGCCAAGCTTTGGTGACGGCGTACTTTCCGTTGGCTCCGTCAGTCTCGTCGGCGCAGGACTGATTGACGCTCCATCGCTTGGCGCCGGACATATCACCTGGCCGCAGTCCCTACTGGGGACAGGGCTAACCGACACGGTCAACTTCGGATCGGGTATTGCCACCATCGGTGGCATCACCGTTCTCGACGATGAGACTGACGACTTCCCGGTGACCTTCGGGTCCGGATTGGTTCAGCCCGGAGGCGTGACCCTGCCGGGGTCAGGACTCCAGGACCAGGAGTCCTTCGGGTCCGGATCCATAGCAGTCGGTCCCGTGGAAGTTGTCGATGATGAGACGGACGACTTTCCCGTCACATTCGGACAGGGTGCCATTCAACCTGGGGTGCGCATCATTCCAGGAACTGGACTGTCCGATCCGGTCACGTTCGGAACGGGCACCATGCGTCCGGGCGAGCGGATCATTGTCGATAGCTCCGATGACAACTTTGCGCCCACGTTTGGCTCTGGCACTGTCGCTCCGGGCCCGGTCGTTCTGGACGGCTACGGGATCTGGCCGGACACCAAGTACGGACGCGGAACAGTTGAGCCGACTCGCTATTACTTCGTCGGCCCAGAGCTCCGCTACGGACATGGGCGCAAGAACTCTCCCCTGTGGTGGGTGGAGAACGCGGACGGGATCACCCTGCTCAGGGAGAGCGGTGTGTGGCGAGAAACCATCACGCCCACTGGTGACGAGATCGCTGCCGCTGAGCGTGCCTACCGGGGCGGTTACCGAACCGAGCTGACGGGAACACAGAAGAACGAGCTGGTAGCTGCCGGGTATGGCAGCTACATCGAGGAGGACTGATGGCCTGTCGGTCAGGCTGCCCCACGCAGGACCATGCCACATGGGGTGAGTGCGCCAGGGCGGCGAGCTTGAAGATCGCCTACTGCGGAATTGGTGGCGGCGACGCAACCAAGCAGAAGCAGTGGGATAGCGAGCTGGACTCTTACAAGTCGGCTCGCGCTCAGGGCATCCAGCCTAGGTCCACCAAGAAGCGCGACATTGAAACTGCCGTACAGGTCTCCGACCTGACTGGCTCGGCCTTCCAGGCGGTGTGACGTGACTACTTTCGCTCAGACCATCGACGAGGTGTTGTCACACCTTCGCGGCTACGTCCGGGACCAGGAACTGTCGACGCACTTGACAGCCGGAATCAACTCCTCGGCTACCTCGATGACCGTCAATGATGCGACGGTCCTGTCTCGCGGGCGGGCCGAGATCGGCTCCGAGCTGGTGTGGATTGACTCCGTCGATCGCTCTACCAATACCGCCACCATCGCCCCGTATGGGCGAGGCATGGATGGCACCACGGCAGCCGCCCACTTGACGGACGACCGGGTCATCTACCAGCCCCTATTCCCCCGCTACGCAGTAGCTAGGTCTATCAACGACACTCTCCGGTCCCTGACGGGAACCCTGTTCGGAGTCGCAGCGACCACGCTGACAGCAAACGCTGCGTACACCACCTATGCCCTGCCCGCAGATACCGAAGGCGTGAACGAGGTGACCTGGCAGATTGTCGGTCCCACTCGAGAGTGGCTGTCAGTTCGGCGTTGGAAGTTCAATCAGAACGCAAACACAACTTCCTGGCCCACTGGCAAGACCCTCGACATCTTTGAGGACATCACCCCAGGCCGAACGATCAACGTGTCCTATCGTAAACAGGTCGGCACGATGTCCACCGAGTCCGATGTGTTCACCACTGCTACCGGACTGCAAGAGCGGGCCAGGGACTGCATCGTCCTGGGTGCCACCTATCGACTGCTGTCCTCTGTGGACATGGGCCTGATCGCCACCAGGGCGATCGAGGCCAACACGATGGATTCCAAGATCGTTCCGGGTGCAGGCCAGACCGCAGCCCGATTTATGTTCCAGCTTTTCCAGGCTCGACTCGCAGAGGAGCGAGCTTGGCTTCTCGATGAGTACCCGGCACAAACCCACTACACGAGGTAGGCCATGGCACGACGCTATTACAGCTCGACAGCGGTCGAGACGACCCTGACATCTTCGGTGTCCAACTCGGCCACCACTCTGCCCGTGGCGTCCACCTCGGGCTTTCCTGGGACAACTCCCTTTACACTCATCCTGGACGAGGGAACGGTAAACGAGGAGATCGTCACCGTTACCGGGGTGGCGTCACTAAACCTCACGGTCACTCGAGGCGAGGACGGCACCAGTGCCGTCTCGCATTCCAATGGTGGGACCGTCAAGCATGGCGTTTCAGCTCGTGACTTTGATGAGGCTAATGCTCACGTCAATACCACTTCGGGTAATCCTCATAGTGTGACTGCCGCTGACGTAGGGGCTGTCGCTAACTCCCTGGTTGACGCCAAGGGCGACCTGATCGCTGCCTCTGCGGATAACACTCCTGCTCGTCTAGCGGTCGGGACAAATAACTATGTTCTTACCGCTGCTTCTGGCGAATCTACTGGCTTGAAATACAGCAATATTCTTACCAATTTGATTAATCTGTCCCCAGAAGAGCGAGCCAATGTTGTCGCTTCCGCCGCGACAGGGACTATTAATATTGATGTACTGACTGCCTCTGTTTGGTTTTATACATCTGATGCTTCGGCAAACCACACGATTAACTTTAGGGGGGACTCGGGTACAACTCTTTCGAGTTTGCTGGCAGTAGGAGATTCTATTTCCGTTATGTGGCTTGTTACAAACGGATCAACGCCTTACTACCCGAATGTTGTCCAGATTGATGGCTCTTCTGTTACCCCTAAATGGGCGGGAGGGACAGCGCCCACCGCTGGTAATGCTTCCTCAATTGATGCCTACTCGTTCTCAATTATAAAGACAGCCGCAACTCCGACTTACACCGTTTTCGGCGGTCAGACAAAGTTCGCTTAGGAGCAACAGTGCCACTTCTTAATGGGTTTGCCTTTGGTGGCGGTGGTGGGGGTGTCCCCCTAGCCACCATTACCAGCACCACAGGTAGTCCAACCATTGATACCACGTCACGGGCTGGAAAAACGATCTACATATTTAACAGTTCTGGATCGGTTACCGTCGGAACTGCTGGTCTTGTGGAGATTCTTGTCATTGGTGGCGGCGGTGGCGGCGGAAATATGCGTGCCGGGGGTGGTGGCGCTGGTGGTAATGTGTATTCCGCTACCGCCTATCTAACTTCCGGATCAAACACCGTAACCGTTGGTGGAGGGGGAACCGGAGGATCGCCAGGAATAAACCGTGAAATCCCAGGAAACAATGGAAGCCCAAGCAGGCTTGGCAACTACTACTCTCCCGGTGGCGGGGGTGGTGGTGGCGGCGGCTATCTAAATCCTGGCGGCCCAGGGATGAACGGAGCGAGCGGCGGCGGTGGGGGTCGTGGCTCTACGACTATAGGTAGCGGCATTTCCGGCATTGGGAACCAGGGTGGTTCTGCTGCTGGGTATAGTGCTGGTGGCGGGGGCGGTGGCGCTGGTGCTGCTGGTGGTGCTGCGAGCAGCAACAGTTCTGCTGGTACTGGTGGGAATGGATCAGCCTCTTCCATTACGGGT